CTAGGCAGGACAACGTTGATGATAGGGAGAGAAAGGGTAGAAACAAGCCATTTAACTTCCCCAAGCACGAAAACCATATGAGGGCAAAACTTACATGGAAGGATGTTAACGAAATAAGGGGTACAAAGCGTTACAGGGGGATAACCGTTGAGTTGGCAAGAAAATACAAAGTTGGACACAAAGCAATATCAGACGTTCTAAACTTTAAAACATGGATACCACCACAACCAAAAGGAGAATAGCTATGAACACGCAAAGTAAAAAAGATAAATTCTTTTCTGTGTTTGGAACTAATACTTATGGCGCAGATGGAATATGTGGGTGTGGTGTTGCTCATTATGACGAAGTTAATAAATGGGATAGTGAGTATCACGACATTGAATTACCTAACGCAAAAGAGCGCGCAAAGAAAAATCCGCAAGATTATCAATTTCACGATACCGCTATTGATTTTATCAATATAAACGGTGCGCTTTATGTTCGTGGTTGCAGATGTAAAACAGACGAAATGCTATTTGACTTCCTTAATGAAGATAGAGAGCAAGTCATAGCTTATTTAAAAGAAACTCAAGACGTTTTAACGGTAGATGATTTAGCACAACCAAAAGGAGAGTGAACAGATGGAAAGCGATATAAAAAACCATGAATTTGCTGATTCTATTGCAGGTTTTTTGGTAGATGAAAACACAGACAAAGGGCGAATTATTTTAAGCACAAGTGAGGGTGGTTGGTATTTCTTTGATCGTGACGATGTTAAAACAATGGCTAACCATTTTGGCTTATTAACAACACATAAGGAATAAACACCTTAAACACAAATAGAGAGGTAAGTAATAATGCAAACAATTAAAACGGTCAAAAAACACGTAACTACTGACGGAATGGAGTTTCTAAACTTAGAAACAGCCATTGAGCATCAAAAGAAAATTGAATCAATCGGCAGTGTCATTGAGGCAGGAGACATTATCACCTATGCAGACGCAAGTGGTTGGATAACTGAAAACGCAAAGGTAATAAAAGTTGACTTGCCACTGATTAGAACTGATATAGGTGTACTCTTTGTGCCTAAAATTAACATCGTAGAAGTTGGAAAGCCAAACAATGAATAACATAGAGCAACTAAAACAGATTATCGAGAATGCGCCTAATTGGGCTGATTTAGTAACCGACGAATTGTTAGCGAGTGACGTTACTTATTACGGTGATCAAGGTGACAATGTAGCGTTTAAACTAGATATGTCCTTTGTCGAACCTAAAATGCAAGCAATGCGCGTCAATAATATACCAACGCACAATATACGCTCGTTACATGACATAAAAACAATAGTAGAGCAAGCCGAAGAAATTGAGCGTTTGAAGCAGGAAAACAAACAGCGTTCACTCTTATCTGCTAACTTACATAATTTTTTATTTAATCACGCAAGTTCAATACCAGATGGTTTATTTTATGAATTGCGCGGTATGTTAAGAGAGTTTACACCAGAGCAATGACAATACTAATAATCGCATTCACCTGTTTTGCTTGCGTTTATGTTTATTTGTTCGCAACACTAGAAAAACGAATACAAAAACAATGGTACGAGCAATACAAAGACGAATTAAACGAGTCGATTAAATGGCGTACTCAGTATGAAAACAAACAATACAGAAAGACGGTGTTATTCTAATGTTTAGTTTCATTATGTTATTAATCGCATTCATTGGTTTAACCTGTCTATCAATTGCCATATCAGAATAATTACACTGTATAAAAAATTGCTGTTATAATAGACAGTATGAACGCTCAAGACATACTCAAAGCATCGCACTTAAAAATGATAAACAGGAGAGACGGTATCAAAGCTGGCTCTCTTTTGCCTATTCGTGAGCACAAAGGAAAGGCCATAGCCATATACAAAAAGCTAGAGTTCTCCCAAAGATGGATTGAGTTGGCTATCGACCAGAAAAAAGCCAAGTTGGTATACCGTTGCTATGCACTTATGCAGTGAATGTGAAAGGGGAAACCCACCGCACATAGAAATTGCCCGTTACATGACAACGAGCAAGCAAGATTTATACGATGGCAGAGCAAACAACACAATATACCTTTGTGAGAAACACCTTAGAGAAAAAACCGAGTACCAGAGAAGAAATGCAATTGCCATACATAAAGATGCTAAAGATCCTAAATGCCTTGTTGGTTTTAATGCTTACAAGCAAAGCACAAGCTGATTACCTAGATGTAGGTTTATTAGATGGTGAATATGCAACACTGTCTAAATTCTACGCAAAAGGCTTTATATTTGACGTACAAGCATCAAAAACAAATAGGATAGGCATAGGTACAGGTTGGCAGCATAAAGGCGCAGAAGTTTATCTAGGCATTGGATATAACAAAGACACAGAGACAAGAATTGATGACGTTTATACTTTTACTGAAATCGTTTATCGCAATGGCAGGCATTCTATCTATGATTTGGGTATTGATTACACAAACGATAAAGCATCTGCTCGATTAGGTTTTACATGGTTAATTGATGAAAACGCAGGCGTGATTATTAAGCACGATTTCACACGAAATGAAATATTCATCGGGTTAAGACGATGGATAAAATAATGGACACATCATCGCTAGACAAGGAAGTCATTCAAACAGTAGTAACCAAAGCGGTGAGAGTAGCGTTAAATGTACAAGTTGATTTGAGATTAAGCTATTTAAACGAGTTGGCAATATCACTCAAAAACAGTGGTCACTCAGACAACTACATTGACAGCGTAATAAAACAAAGACTAGACGAAATACGACAAGAAATTAGGAGCGAAAGCGATGATGTTAAACGTAGAACAAGACTTGAGAAACAAAGTGATTAAAATGCCAGATGTTTCTTTGCACGATCCAGACATTGACGATGTAGAGCCAATCCCGTTTATTAATCCAGGTTTAACGGGTGTGCTCAGAATCAAGAACAAGGCAGATGCAGCAAGACGTAAATTCTTAGATGAATCCGACCTAGACAATTCAGAGTATTTTGCTGATGTGGAATACAACAACACGCTGAAATATTGGTCTGTTGTTTTCTGCTTATCAGTCGATGACGAACCAGCTTACAAGCTAAACGGTCAAGACCAAGTAGAAAGCTATGTTGAAAACTATCTAGGTTCAAAATTCTATGGTGCTTATGAATCATTGGCATTAGACATCATTGATTCACTAGGACTAGAGCTGAAAGACCTAGACCAAGACATCGAAGTTGACACCGATGCTGAACTCGATCTGGTGGGATAACCTAGAGTACATCATAGCAATGGCGGTAATGCTCACTGTGTTACCGTCAAACCTCCACTTTATTCTACTCAAATTCCACAAACCACCACAGATACCAGACAAGCTAAAAGACTTTTATAAACTCTATATAAATTCATACGAATGGCGTAAAATAAGACATAAACGACTGGAAAAAGACGGGTTTAGGTGTCAAAATCACTTTGTACGAATAGTAAACAAAAATTTACACGTACATCACAAAACCTATAGGCACTTAGGCAATGAAAAACTCACAGAACTAATTACTCTGTGTGAAGATTGCCACAGCAACATTCATTCAAGGAATAAGTAACATGTTACAAAACATTAACCTAACCAACGCGCAGAAAGACACCTTTCAAAATGCCTGCATCGCCATCTCCTACGTGGAATGGGAAGAAGTACAAGCAGCAGTGACAGTAAAGCGTCTAACTCGCACATCTCAAGACAACTATGAGCTAAGCGAAGATAAAAAGATATCAGAAGAAGATGGTATATCCTCTATTAAATTCAGTGCTGATTATTGGTCCAACGTCCAAAAAATGCAGCAAGGTTGCAGACCTTACATTTTAGAGGGGCAAGGCGGACAAATTGAATTTGTTGTTGAATTTGACGATCAATGGATTGAGAAATACAACGCTATTCATGGTAGCGACCAACAAAAGGTCGTTAAAATCTGTGAATTGTTTTTACAGGAAGTCGTAGTTCCACAACTCAAGGCTTAGTATGAATCCTCTAAACAAGGTCAATTTTATTGCGGTGCATTGCGCTGATACTAAATCTGACATGGACGTATCAAAAGATGATTTATACCAGTGGCACGTTACTCAAAATGGGTGGTCTGATATTGGCTATCATTTTTTTGTAAAATTCGATGGCTCAGTTATCCCGTGTAGAGATGTAAAATACACAGGCGCACACTGTAAAGCCATTAATGATAAATCACTGGCAATTTGTTTAGAGGGTGGCTACCAAGGGCAGTATAACTTTACTCAAAACCAACTCAAGGCACTAAGACATTTAATAAAAGCATTAAAGGTTAAATATCCCAATGCCGCTATAGTTGGACATAATCACTTTGATGATAAAGCCTGCCCTGTTATTAACATTGTTGAATGGTGGGAAAGCGAATGACTATCATAATTTGTCTATTAGCTATTGCGCTAATAGTAAAGGGGGCTTAAACATGAACGTAAAGCCAAAACAAGAAACCTTAATTGGACTATCACAGATTAAAGTCGATAAGTTAGACGACATACACAGAGTGCTAAAGAACATCGACAGACGACAAAGAGATGACTGGCAGGCACACCTAAGAAGTAAGCGCAGACAAGTATGGATTGCCATTACTATGGCTGTAATTGCAGCAGCCTCGTTATACTTTGAAGTTGTACGACCTGGTGACATAGATATATTTAAACATCGTATCAGTCAGAAAGTACAAGAGTACAAAACCACAGGTGTTCAAGAAGTAAAGCCTCAAACCCTATTAGCGGAGAATTTACAATGAATGCAGCAATGGCAGTAATTATCACAATCATACAAAACATTTTTTCAATCATCATTGGCCCTAAAATGGCTATATTCATCTTAAAGAAACTGGCTAAACGCTCAGACAATCTTGTTGATGACAATGCCGTTTTACTCATTGAGGGTGGTTACGAAAAAGACCATGAAAAGATAAAGAAAGCGATTGAGGGCTTGATTGAAGAAGTAAACAAGAAAGAGATTTGATTTCCTCTAAGTAGTTAGATTGCCCCGATAACAAGGGGCTTTTTTATTTCAGAATCTAGGTTATAATGTAATCAACAAATAAAGGTTTAACTATGGCTATTACAGTAACAGCAGAAAAGCAAACGATTAATATAAGTATTCAAAATATGATTGTTGATACTTTTCAGCGAGTAACATTTGGTAAATTCAACATGAACTTAACCGCTAACAACGCCATAGTAAAACTTACAACAAACTGGACAGAAAAAGCACCAGTTAACACTGTTTGGACTCAGAGGTATTAAATGGCTTTAGGTACGGTTTATGGATTTGATGCAGTAGCTCAAAAGGTTGGCTTAGGGAGTTATGACTTTGAAAACCAAGTTTTCAGATGCTATCTACTAAGCGATGTTGCAAGTTCAATAGACACGACAACAACCAATCCAGTTTTAGGTGATTTTACACAGGTTGCGGCTGGTGGTAATTATACGGGCGTGTTTGAGGTATCAAATATTAATTGGGTGAGAAGTGGCGCAACAACAACAATGCAAGCATCAAATATAACTTTGACTGCTGACCCATCAAACCCAACAACAGCAAAATCAATGTTAATGGTAAACCAATCTGTAACTAATGATGCAATAGCTGTATGGGACTTAACCAGTGATGACGGTGTAACACCTATCGACTTGGTAAACAATGACTTTACCTTTGATTTAGCAACTAACGACATTCTATCAATAAGCAAGGTGTAACCATGCCATTAAATTCGAGAGGTCAAAGAGTAAAGACCCATAAAAAGAACTCAAACAAAAAGAAAAAGAAATAACACATAGCCGAGTCTAAGACTCATCGAACAACCGCGAGGAATCGAATTATGCCAGCAGGCAGACCAACCGCATACAAAGAAGAATATGCAGAGCTTGCATATAAATTCTGTCTACTAGGGGCTGACGATAAAAAGTTAGCTGAATTCTTTGAAGTAAAAGAGCAAACCATTAACAACTGGAAGAAATCACATCCAGAATTTTTTGAGTCCATAAAAAGGGGCAAGGTGATTGCAGACGCAGAAGTTGCTGACTCTTTATACAAAAGAGCTACTGGTTACACTCACAAGGAAACAAAGGTTTTTAATAACCAAGGTGAGATAGTAACGCATGATGTTGACAAGCACTATGCACCAGACCCAACCGCTATAGCATACTGGCTCAACAATAGACAGAGGGGGCAGTGGGCGCAAAGGCAGGATGTCTCTCTTGGGAATAAAGATGGTGAATCATTTAAGACTGAAAACAAATGGGAAGTTGAATTCATAAATGCAGACAAACCAGAATAAAACCTGAATATATTCTGCATAAGTGAATAAAAGTGTTAAATATTACGCTGATATATAGTTCAAAGTGAATAAATTCTGAATATGCCTCAATTGAAGATTAACAAAAAACTAGAAAAGCTATTCTATGCCAAGCAGCAAATCATTGTTTTAATCGGTGGTCGTGGTTCTGGTAAATCAATCGGAGTTGGTGACTTTCTTACATTTAAAATGGCAACTGAAAACGCAGATATATATTGTTTGCGTGAATTCCAAGATTCAGTTCAGGATTCAGTGCATAGGGTATTTGCTGACTCAATACAAAAAAGACTTAACCTTGATGGTTGGGATGTACAAGAAAGCAAGATTATAGGTCCTAATGGACAGAGAACAGTTTATAAAGGTGCGAATAGAAACCCTGACTCAATGCAGTCAGCTCAAGGTTATAAGTATTCATGGTTTGAAGAGGCACACAGAGCAAGTCAAAGCTCAATAGATAAGTTACTGCCAACCATATTAAGAAACCCAGGTGCTAAATGTATTTTTACAGCTAACCCGCAATCAAGCGCTGACCCATTCTCAAAGCGATTTATTACCCCATACTTAAAAGAGTTGGAAGAAAACGGAATCTATGAAGATGAGCTTCATTTGGTTATGGTGGTTAATTGGCGAGACAATCCTTGGTGGAATGAAGAGCAAGAAAGGTTAAGAATTTGGGATTATGAGAATTTACCACGCTCTAAATACGATTGGATTTGGGAGGGTAAATTTAACGACCACGTAGACAATTCTATTATTAAATCAGATTGGTTTGATGCTTGTATTGATGTTCACAAGTTAGATAGATTTAAAGATTCATTTATTCCACATGGCGCGGTTATCTCTGCACATGACCCGTTTGACGATGGCAATGATGCTGGTGGTTTTGCTGTTAGGCATGGTTCAATTATTAAATGCGTTAAATCTAAAGACCAAGGCGAGATAGACCAAGTTTTTGATTGGGCGGCAGCAGAGGCCAAGATATACAAGTCAGATTGGTTTGTTTGGGATGGTGATGGCATGGGTACTGGATTAAAGCGACAGGCTTCATTAGCTTTTGATGGCACCAGAACCCAATACCAAATGTTTAAGGGTGGTTTATCTGGAAAGGGGCAAGATAACGCTGAGAAGATTTACCAAAAAGAGTTTGGTGGTAAAGGGTCAAACCCAAAGACATATCAAGAGACATTCAAGAATAACCGAGCGCAATACTACACGATGCTTGCTGACAGGGTATTTAATACATACAAGGCGGTTACTCGTGGCGAGTATATCGACCCAGATGAAATGATTAGTTTTGACTCTGATGGAATCGATGACTTAAACGCTTTGCGTTCGCAGTTATGCAGAATACCGAGAGTGGAAAATCCTAACGGGCTTATTCAGTTGATGAGCAAAAAAGACATGAAAGACAAGCTTGAACTCAACTCACCAAATGAAGCTGATGCAGTTATGATGACAATGTTTATTCCTCCAATACAGCAGAAGAAAAAGCGCAAACAATTAAACTATGGTAAAACAAACGTATACTGATATACTTTGACAAGTGGATATTTATAATATACAGGCTAAGAAATGGCAAAGATGACAGAATCGGAATTGGCAGCACAACTTGATAGCGCAGCAAGAGATACAGCGCAATTTGCTGGCGAATTCATGGCAGACAACACCAAATATCTAGAGGCGTATCTAGGTTTAAAAACTGGTGACTTTGCTGCAATTCCAAATAGCTCAAGCGCAATATCAACTGATGTACAAGATGTTGTTGAATCTGATATGCCATCGTTAGCGAGAGTGTTTCTTGGTTCTGGTGAAGTTTTGGTGTTTGAAGCAAATACAGAAAACCAAGCTGAGATTGAAGAGGTCGAGCAAAAAACAAAATATATTGATTGGATTGTACGAAAACAGCCAGACTCGTTTGAAATTATTCATAACTGGCTAAAAGATGCACTAATACAAAAGAATTCTGTTGTTAAGTATTTCATGGATGAGTCCAAGTCTATTGATGAGGAGTCATTCACAAACATCAGTGAAGAGGAATTAATCGCTGTCACTGAAACGCTGAATGGTCCAGATGTTAAAAGCGTTAAGATTATCGAGCAGGATATTAACGAAGATGGAACGTACAATCTAAAATTTAAAGTCACAAGGCAGATTCAAAAAGTCTGCATTATCAACATTCCACCAGAGGATTTCAGAATAACACGTAACGCAAAGAGCATAGATGATGCTTATTTGGTTGGTGATGTGGTCAGAAAGACAAGAGGTGAATTGCTTGCTGATGGTTTCAGTAAGGATTTAATTAACCAACTGCCTAGTTATGGTGATGAGTCAACCGCGCAGAATTCTAGCATTGAAACCATTAGAGAATACGATCAAGGTGGTGAATTCGATGGCGAATCAACGACAGATTGGTCCAACCAAAAAGTAGAGATACAGGATTTTTACACCAAGATTGACTTTGACGGTGACGGTATTGCGGAACGCAGGCATGTGATGATGTCAGGCGGTAAAATTTTAGTTAATGAGGTTTACGACCATTGCCCGTATGCTTCTTTGTCAGCTGTATTAATGCCACATAAAGCAATAGGACGCTCAAGAGCTGAATTAGTTTATGAAACGCAAAGACAGAAAACCAGTTTATTGCGCAGCATGAATGATAATATTCACCAAGTAAACAACCCTAGAAATGTGGTTCATCCAGACGTTGACCTAGATGACCTATTAACTGTCAGACCTAATGGTATTGTAAGGCTTGACGATGACACTCAAATAACACCACAGCAGGCCGTTGTTCCTTTAGTAATTCCTTACATTGGCGATAAGACGCTACAAGTTATTCAATACGTAGACCAAGCCAGAGCACAAAGCACAGGCTCATTGCTTGCCAATCAGGGATTGGATGCAGACAAGATAAACAAAGAAACCGCAACGCGTTTTAACGGTATTAAAGACAACTCAGATGCAAAGGTTGAATTAATCGCTAGAAACTTTGCTGAAACAGGTTTTAGAAAGTTATACGAGGGTATTGCATGGCTAGTGTCTAAATTCCAAGACACACAGCAAGAGTTTAGGGTTTTGGGTAAAGCATTAACAATCAACCCTAGCTCATGGAAATACAAGCATTCTGTTTCAACTTCTGTTGGTTTGGGTGCCGGCAATAACGAAAGATTGGTTGAGTCATTGCAAGGGATTTATGCTATTCAACAACAACTACATCAACAGGGCAGCATGCTAGTTGACAACAAGGATATGTACAACACATTGAAGCGTGTCGTTGATGGTTTAGGCTTGCCAAATGTTCAAGAATTCTTCAACAACCCTGATGAGCCGAAAGAGCTATTGCTAAGACAAAACGAATTGCTCAATCAGCAAGTGTTAATGATGCAACAGCAAATGCAAGTGTTACAGCAACAAGCTGATAACCCACTAGCAGAGGCTGAACTTGTTAAGCGTGAGGGCGAGCTTGCTATTGCTCAAGGCAAACTAGCTTTAGACTCAGCAAAACTCGCAGAAGATAAACGCCAGTTCGACATAACTGCTATGCAAAAACAAAGCAAGCAAGATGAAGATACAGCGTTAGAAATAACCAAGTTAGAATTAGATAACAATACAGAATTGCCAGGTGGATTAAATGGATAACGAGCAAAAAATAAGACTTGAAATGCAGCGCGCAGACAATGCAAAAGAGTTGCTTAACAATCCACTATACCAAGAGGCAATTGTTGCAATGAAAGCGGCAATGTTTAATGACTTTCAGAATACAGTACTGCAAGAAGAAGAAGTAAGACATGAGTTATGGCAGAGAATGCAGTTACTAAAAGACTTCGAGGGGTTCTTTGAGTCCATCGTTAAAAAGGGTGTCAGAGCTGAACAAACTTTGACAATGATTACAAAAACACCATAAAATGAAAGGTGAAATATGAGTGAGCTAACAACCCATTCAGGGACTAGCGAAAACGACATATTAAGTCGCATTAGCGCAGCAAGGGGAAAAGTAGACGCGGAGCCTGTTAAAGAGCCAACCGAAGAAGCTGAACCTGTAGAATTGTCTGATGAATCGGACGTTGAAGAACCAATGGAATCGAAAGAGCTAGAATCAATTGATGAAAGCGAAGTTGATGAAGTTGAAGAATCAGAAGTTGAAGAGTTGGAGACGCAACCTGATAATGATGACCTTTTTTACATCGACTTAGATGGCGAAGAGATAACATCAGAGCAAATCAGAGAGTGGAAACAAGGCTCAATGAGACAGTCTGATTATACTCGCAAGACAACCGAGCTTGCTAATGAAAGAAAAGAATTTGACGCTGAAAAACAATCGTTTGAGCAGTTAAAATCTAAACTTTCCGAGCAAGCGGCAACGCTAGAAGTTTTACTAAGTGAAGAAACGCTAAGTAATGAAGAGTTGCAAGAGTTGCGAGAATATGAACCAGAAGCTTACATTAAGCATATGGAGCGTAAAAGCAAAATAGAGTCAGCATTAAAACAGGCGCAGACCAGTAAGTCACCTGAATTTGATGTTGAAAAGGAAAGACAAAAGTTATGGAGTGCCAACCCACAATGGCTGGATAATGGCAAACCTACTGAGTCATTCAATAAAGACATGAAGTTGATGAATAAGTATGCTCAACAAGTTGGCATATCTGACACGTCAAACTTTAACGCTGCAATGTTCCAAATGTTACTTGATGGCGCTAAGTATCAAGACAGTAAAACGAAAACAGATGTTTTGAAAAAGAAAGTGCGTAAAGCTCCTGTAACAACTAAACCGAGACAGTCAGTTAGTAGTAAAGCGTCAGAGTACGACAAAGCTTTAGCGGAATTCAAGAAAAATCCAACAGAGCAAAACGCTATTAAACTGAGAAAGATTAAACGTAATTTAGGAAATTAATTATGACAGTTCCAGCAGATACTTTTTCAACCTATGATGCAGCAGGTAATCGCGAAGATTTATCTAATGTTATCTACGATATTTCACCAACAGCAACACCTTTCTTATCTGGTATTGCTAAAGTTCAAGCGACAGCAACAAACCACGAGTGGCAAACTGACTCATTGGCTGCTGCTAGTTCATCTAACGCGGTAATTGAGGGTGATGATGCAACAACTGATGCAACTACACCAACGACTCGTTTAGGTAACTATACTCAGATTTCTGATAAAGTTCCTCGTGTAACACGTACACAACGTCAAATCGACTCAGCAGGTCGCGGTGACGAAATGGATTACCAGATCATGAAACGCGCTAAAGAGCTTAAAAATGATATGGAGTCAGCGCTATTAGCAAACAAAGCTAAAGTGTTGGGTTCAGAATCAGTAGCCCGTCAGTGTGCTGGTATTGAATCTTGGTTAGCGACAAACGTGAGTTTGGGTGCTACTGGTACAGCTCCAACTGGTGATGGTACGGACGCTCGTGGTGCTGGTACGCCTCGCGCATTAGATGAAGCATTCCTTAAAACAGTTTTACAAAGCTGTTGGGATGAGGGCGGTGACCCTGACACAATCATGGTTGGTGCGTTCAACAAGCAAGCAATGTCTGCGTTTGTTGGTGGTGGCACAAGTGGCCCTGCTCAACGTGTAGTTGATGGTATGAGTAAAACAGTAACAGCGGCTATTGATGTTTATGTTTCTGACTTTGGCTCATTAAATGTTATTCCTGCGCGTCACATGGTTCAATCATCTATGCTTGTATTGCAAATGGATATGTGGGCTATGGCTTCACTTGCTGAATTCCAAGAAACGCCACTTGCTAAAACTGGCGATTCTGACCGAGTTCAGTTATTATCTGAATACACACTAGAAGCACGTAACGAAAAATCTAGCGGTATTGTTGCGGACTTAACAACAAGTTAAGGTGATTCATGGCTAAAGCTGATTACTTAGTTAAAAGGGGCTATGCAGCTCCAGATGGCACACAAAGGAAACGCGAAACTGTTATCCAATTAGATCCAAAAAAGGACACAGACGAATACGAGTTCGCATTTGAAAACGGTTGCTTAAAAAAGATTTCTAAAGAGGAAGTCGAAGAAAGAAAAACAACCAAAATCAAACCTAAAATAGTGTAAA